AATTTAATAATTATATATTCCAATTTTTAATAATCCTTAGAGAAAATTAGTTCTCTAAGGATTTATTTTTTAATTGGAGGTATATAATGAATTTAAAAGTTAGATTTAAAAATCCTGTTTTTATTGCTCAATTATTTTTAGCAATCTTACTTCCAATCCTCTCATATGCTGGATTAACGGTCCAAGATTTAACAACATGGGCAGCTCTTGGGAATGTTTTAATTGGTGCACTCCAAAACCCATATGTTCTTGGATTAATTATCGTTTCTATTTGGAATGCCCTGAACGACCCAACAACAGCTGGTCTTACAGATAGCACCCAAGCTATGACATACGATAAACCCAGAAAGGGATAAAAATATAGGGCAGATTAATTCTGCCCTCATTTTTAATATAAGGAGGCTTATTTTATTATTATGGATAATATAATTAATTTTATTCTAAAAAATCAAATTACAAAAGAAAATTGGACAGAGATTGCCGAAATTTTAACTAATCATGATACTCTTATTAGATAGATCGCTCTTGAAGTTTCTAAGGGCGGTTACGGAAAAGGAGAAGAACGTGCCGCAGCTTTAGGAATTTATAATGATTAGGTACAAAATAAAATAAACTGGGCGTATGCAGCTGCTCAAGACGTCTGGGCTGGTAAATATGGTTCTGGTGAAGAGCGTCAAAAAGCATTTGGGAATGATTATGCTTTAGTTCAATATTGGGTAAATACTCTAAAACCAACTGCTATCTATGGCCCATCAAATGTCAAATATTCTACTGATAATGGCGGAAAAAGATATGTTTTAAAAGATATTCCAACTGCAAGAGGAAAAATGATTCTTAAAGCATATAATCAACATAAGCAAGGCGATAATCCATTTAAATTTGATGGTAGCGGCTGTGGCTTTATGAGTTTTTATAGTATTATTTCTTCTGTTCATAAATTGGAGACTTTACCTAAGGACTATGCTACAAAAAATTTAAAAAGAGTTACAAATGGTACTAAATGCCCAATTAGTCTTTGGGCGGGATGTAAACTTTTAGATGACGCGAATATTAAATATACTTGGGTAAAAGGTCCTTTAACAACAGAAGGTGTTAAGAAAGATATTCAAGCTCATCTTGAAAAAGGCATGCCGGTTATTGTATCTTTATCATATGCCGACCGCAATGGAAAAATAACCAAAAAATATACTAATTATGCTCATTATAGCGTTATTTCTTTTGCTACAAAAGATGGTAAATGGTATTTAAATGATTCTGGTGCTAAACTTCCTAGATATGTAGACCCCGATGATATATGTAAATATATTCCAGGCACTAAATTGAAACCTGATTATGATCCAATTTGGAACGGTTGGACAAATGCAGGTGGCTATGTAAAAATCAATTTATAATATTAAAGAAGGGAGATAAAAGGATTGACAAAGATAAAAGGGATAGATATATCTTACTATCAAGGTAATGTAGATTTTTAGAAAGTCGCAAAAGATGGGATAAAATTTGCAATACTTAGCTAGGGATATAGAAAAACTATAGATTCGAAATTTATTGAATATGTAAAAGGATGTCAAAATAATAATATTTATATTATGACATACCATTTTATTTATACCGATGGAGCCACTCCTAAACAAAATGCTCAATCAACATATGACAATATCAAAAAAGCTGGATTAAACCCATCTAATACTTGGATTGCCGCAGACCTTGAATATGATACTTGGGTTAAAAATAAAGAAAAATGCACTAAAGAAAAATGCACTAAATATACTAAAGAATACTTATAGGCATTAAAAACATTAGGTTGTAATAAACTTCTTATTTATACAAACGATGATTACTATAAAAACTATTATGATTGGGCTCAATTATCTTCATACCCAATTTGGTTAGCAGACTATACTGGAGAACCAGATCATACATGTATGATTCAACAATACAGTAGCAAAGGACGAGTAAACGGAATTTCTGGTAATGTAGATTTAGATTATTTATTTGATTAGTCTATTTTATCTAATAAACAATAGATAAAAGTAACAAATGATGCGGCGGCCTCCGGTAAAGTTCTTGCTAGTAAAGTTCTTTAGGTTGCGATGAAAGAAATTGGTTATTTAGAAAAGAAAACCAATGCTTCTCTTGATAATAAAACTGCAAATGCAGGTTCTAATAATTATACAAAATTTGCTAGAGATTTTGACCAAAAATATCCTCGTTGGTATAATGGAAAGAAAAACGGATATGCTTGGTGTGATATGTTTGTTGACTGGTGTTTCTTACAAGCATTTGGATATGATAAAGCATTAAAATTGTTATGTCAACCAGAAAAATCTCTTGGTGCAGGTTGTAAATATTCTTATCGTTATTTTAAAAACAAAGGACAAGCTGGTAGAATCCCCAGCGTTGGTGCACAAATTTTCTTTGGTAATACTGAAGATACAATAAATCATACTGGATTAGTTTACAAAGTTGATGGAGCTTATGTATATACTATTGAAGGTAATTCTGAAAATAAAGTAGCATATAGAAAATATAACAGAGGTACTCCAGGATTATGGTATGGTTATCCTAAATATGATTCTGAAACAACTTCTGTAAATATTCCAGAACAAAAAACTTCATCTAGTTTATCAATAGGCTCAACAGGAGAAGCTGTTAAAGAAATGCAAAAAATGTTAATTGCTTTAGGATATTCCTGTGGTCCAAAAGGTGTTGATGGTGTTTTTGGTAATAATACATTAGCTGGATTAAAAGCCTTCCAAAAAAATAATAATCTCTCTGTTGATGGAATATATGGTTCAAAATCTAAAGCAAAATTAACTTAGCTTTTCGCTAAAAAAGAATCCATTACATCAACAGAAACTAAAACAACCTATAATTCCTCAAAAATTGCGGCAGCTAAATCATTCAACTCGTCTATTGCTAAAACATATACTACAACTTCAAAATTAAATCTTCGTACCGGACCTGGTACATCATATAATGTTATTGTTGTAATGCCTAAAGGAGCAAAAGTAACGAATTATGGATATTATACTAATGATTGGTATTATGTCGTCTATAATAAATATAAAGGTTTTTGCTCTAAACGGTGGTTAAAATAATTACTATACAGGTGGTTATAACGGCTAAAGCCGTTAAACCACCTGTTTTTTATTTGAAAAATATAATTATTTATAATATAATATATTAAATAATAATTATGAGGTTTTTTACATGTTAAATATTTATATAGATGGTTCATGTCGCGGCAATGGTTCTAAAAATTCCAAGGGCGGTTATGGTATTGTGATTTTTGATAATAACAATTTAATTGATGCCTATTGTCAACAATTTGATAATGTAACAAATAATCAAATGGAATTAATGGCATTTTTAAAAACATTTGAATTATTAAATACCAAATATAAAAATCAACAAGCAACTATTTATTCTGATTCTGCATATTGTATTAATATCCTTTCATCATGGATTTATTCTTGGTCTAATAATAATTGGAAGACCGCTAAGGGAGAACCTATCAAAAATTTAGATATTATTATTTCCCTTTATAAATATTATACAATAGATTTTTTTATTAATCAAATAAAATTTATAAAAGTCGATGGTCATAAAGGAATTTTGGGGAATGAATTGGCAGATGCTCTAGCGACTAATAATGTGTCAAAATTTTCAAATATTATATTACAAAATCATATTAAGATTGTTCTTTCTGAAAAAACTTGTCAAAATTAAAAATTTATATTATAATATATTTATATAATTAAAAAGAGGTAAAATATATGAATAAATTGTATACAGAAGATAGTATTCAATCTTTAGACCCTCGTGAATTTACACGACTTCGTCCAGGAGTCTATTGTGGTTCTACTGAATACTCAACTCAACTTTTAATTGAAATTATTTCTAATGCTATTGATGAATTTAAAGCAGGGCATGGAAATTTAATTGAAGTTAAAATAAATACAAAAGAAAATTCTTACATGGTAAGAGATTATGCACAAGGATTTTTAGTTAATTCCATAAGAGAAGATGGGAAAACAATACTACAAGCATCTTTTGATACATTAAATACTTCAGGAAAATTTTCAGATGATGGAGTCTATGAAGGTACTGCTCTTGGTCTTAATGGAATTGGTTCTAAACTTACAAATTTCCTTTCACATAAAATGGAAGTAGAAACTTGGAGAGATGGACAAACTGAAAGTATATTTTTTGAAGAAGGTATTTTTGTTAATAGAAGAATAGGCAAATCAAAAGAACCAAATGGAACTTATGTAAGATGGCAACCTTCAGAAGAATTTTTTACTCATCCAGAAGTTGATATAAATAAAATTAAAGAGTTATTTCATATTTTAACGTGTTTATGTGTTGGCTTAACTATTGAATTAACAATAGATGATAAAAAAGAAATTTTTACATCCAAACATGGATTAAATGATTTAGTAGATGACGCGGTTGGAGATTCTGAAATTATTAACTCTCGTATGAATATGAACTTTGATGCTGGAAAAAATAAACTTGATATGGTTGTAACTTATACATCAAAATATTCATTAAATATGATTTCATATGTCAACACAGGTGACACAGATGTTGGACCGCATATTACTCAAATTAAAACTATTTTAACTAGAGAATTTAACAAATTTTTTAAAGAAAAAAAATGGTTAAAAGAAAAAGATGAAAATTTAAGCGGTGATGATATTCAAGAAGGAATGTTTATTGCTTTTAATTTGACTGCTCCAGGAGTGTCATATGATGCACAAACAAAGTCACGTATTGTAAAAATTGATATGTCACCATTTACAACTGCTATTGTAAATGCTTTACATAATTGGTTTAATAAAAATGAAAAAGATATTAAAATAATTTTTGAGAAGGCGGCAGCTGCTCGTAAAGCAAGGGATGCTGCGAAGAGAGCAAGAGATGCAGCTAGAAAAGTTGGAAAAAATAAAAAACAAAAACTTTTAAATCTTCCTACTAAATTAGTTGATTGTTGGGGAAAAGATAGATTGAATTGTGAGCTGATGATTGCGGAAGGCGATTCTGCAGCAAGTGGACTTATAGAATGTAGAAATTCTGAAATTAATGCTATTTTTCCAATTAGAGGAAAAATTATTGCTGCATATAAAAATTCTTCAGAAAAAATTTTTGCTAACCAAGAAGTTATTAACCTTATTAAGGCAATAGGATTAGATTTAGATGCAAAAACAAATAAATTAATTTATGATGTTAAAAAACTTCGATATGGAAAAATATTGTTATGTGCAGATGCAGATCCAGATGGAGCTAGTATCAGAAATCTTCTTATTGAAATGTTTTGGTGGTTATGTCCTGAATTAATTCTTAATGGGCATATATATACAACTATGCCGCCCCTTTTCAGAATTACTACAAAGAAAAATGAATATATTTATTTAAAAGATGAAAATGAATTAAATGAATATAAAATAAACATAAGAATGAAAAATTTT